GTCGTCGATGTCTTCGACCTGTGGGACGGTCGGACCCTCGTATGGGTCCTGGTTAGCACCAGGGTCGAGCATCGCTGGCCCATTGGCACCGACCCTGTATTCCCCGGTCATCGGGTCGAAGTACCCGCCACCCGGAAGGTCTACGCCACCGCCATAGCCGCGACGTCGTCGTCGGCGGCGTGTCGTTTGACGCCGACCGATGCGGTCCCTGCCTTCGCCGCTAGCCGTGTATCCGCCTTCGGCCCCGTATCGGTCGCCGCCAGAAGAGCGGTGCGTGATAGGAGCGTCGTCTGCGTAGCGAATCTCAGATGGAGCGACAGCAGCGTCAGCGCCGACTCCAGCAGACTTGAGCGCCTGATAGACAGCCTCAGTGAACTCCTTGGCCTGCTCTGGGCGTGGGTATGCGGTGATGAACTTGCCCTGCTGTGCCCCACCAGGCCCGAACGTTCCCACGTTCGGGTCTGGACGCATCCCCCACGGACCACTATCCACGAGTCGAGCGCGCTTCAGTTCGTCGAGCCTGAAGACGAACTTGAACGCCACGCCCATCTCTTCGGCTACCTTGTTGACAGCCTCGAGGGTCCTGAGCGCCTCTTCAGACGTCGCTGATACATGGACCTTCGGGTCGCGACCTTCCTGATATGAACCGAATGCAGGCTGGCCCCTGTCATATCCGATGTCCTGGAAGTACATACGGTCGCCGTACATGGCCTGGCGTGCCCTAGAGCCAGGGCGAGCCCTAAGCTGCCGACCAGCACCGGGATATGGGCTCTCGAACTCTTCGAACTGGCCACCTCCAGCCCTACTGGTCAAGTCCTTCGCAGTAAGGCTCTTCTCAGTAAGCCTGCGCATGAACTCGTTGCGGTGGTCGCTTGGAACGACGAATGGCGACTTGCCCTCGCGGTGGACGATGTACTCCGGTCCCTCTTCACCGACACGCGTGATGCCGACAGCTTCCTCTGCGACCTGGGCGAGCATGCCGAGTGTCGATGGATGAGTGGCCTGCCCCCAACCTCCGAGATTGCCCTCGAGTTCCCTCTGGAGACGCTGGCCCTCCTCGAAGTCACCACGGTCATATGCGGACTGGATCTTCGCTCCAGCGAGTCGACGCATGAGCCCGCCAGAATCTCGTCCCTCCCACCATGTCGGTGGTCGCGAGAATGGCGAGCGTGTAGGCTGACGAGTAGCGATGTTGAAGATCGCATTCAGGGATGACGGGTCTACGGTATACGACTCTGGACCAGCGAGCATCGGCCCAGGAGATGACTTATCTCCGTACCAGATCGGCGCTGCACGCCTTCGGGATGCGGCACGACGTTCCCTTGCCAGTCGATCCCTCTTCGCCTCTGCGAGTTCAGCGAACGACCTTGGCTCGGGGGTAGGAGCCTTTTCACTCTCTGGGGTGATCCCGGCCAGCGTGGCGATCTGCTGCTGTGTCTTACCCCACGCCTTGATCTCAGCCTGCGCTTCAGCGTCACCCTCTCGGGCAAGCGCATATGTCGCCTCTGATGGGCGCTGCCTTCGCAGTTCGTTGATCTTGGTTGCGAGGCGTGGGCTGGCAGTCGTGGCGGCACCACCAGATGCCACTGCTGCGCCGCCGGCCTTCTTGAACTCTGGGACGACATGAGAAGCGTCGAACATCGACGAGATGAGCAGTTCGAAGGAAGCCCCACCGCTTTCGGTGAGTTCACCGCGTGGCTTCTTGCCAGATACCAACTGCCCATAGCGGATAGCAGCGAGCTGACGTGGGCTCTTTCGACCCTTCCGCGTCGGGGTATCAGAGATGGTCTTGAGATACGCTTCCCTGAACGGCGTGAGGGCCTGTCGGATGTTCTTCCCGTAGAACTCATCATTCGGGTCGCCAGCCATCGCGTCCTTGAGCGAGACGAACGCATCAGCAAGACCGGCCTCTGGGCCGGTGCTTTCAAAGAGCGTTGATGGGTCGCCGCCCTGGAGCGCCGAGGTCAACTTCTCGACGAATTGAGACGTAGGATGCGACATACGCTCGCGCTGGGCAGCGAGCGACTCCTGTGCCCGTCGCTTCGTCAGGACACGCTGGACTCGAGCCCCAAGCCTACGGTTGCGGTCCTCTTGCTGCGGAGTGATGGCGGCTCGCTCGGATGCCAGCGAACCACCACGCATACGAGGTGCCTGAGAGCGAGTTCGACGAGGGTCGTGCTGTGGGTCGATGTCTCGGACCCCACCACCAACAACCCTGCCGCCAACGACGGCATAGTTGACATGCTCTTCTGGTCCCTGGAGCCCAGAGCCGAAGGTAGAACCTCCACCGGGCGCGACAAGACCGCCACCGAATCCGACATTCGCTCCACCAGCGGCGGCTCGTTCCTCACCAGCGCCAAGGCTCTGTCCGAATGATGCACCAGGCTGCTGGACCCCAGCGACATTGCGTGGAGCCCCCTGAGCGGCCTGACGCTGCTGGTTCGTAGTGACTCGTCCACCGACACGGACAGTGCGACGTGGTCGAGTCGGTGGTGCCGATGGAGCAGGACCGCCGCCGCCGCCGCCACCACCACCGCCGCCCATGTATCCACCACCACCACCGGGTGGTGGGTTCGGGTCACTGTGACGGACATAGTGAACAGGGACGACGATAGGCTTGACCTCTGCCCTTACGGCATCGAGGACAGCCTTGAAGTCCTGTACGGCCTTGTTCCCATCGAACGAGATGGGAACATTGACGGTCTTCTTTCCACCGGAACCGGTCGTCGCGGACGCCAACTTCGTGTTGAGGTTGTCCATCCACTTCGTGATCTCGGTCGCCGCTGGCGTCCTGAGACGAGGCTCGAGATTCATCGTCTTGACGATCTCGCCGCCGATAGAACGAACGTCCTTGCGGGCCTGGTTTACGTCAAGGCCGAGTCCGACCTTGATGGTATCGATTGTGCTTCGTTCAGCCATCTGAGATACCAAGGTGCTTGTCTACGTCGAGGACGCGGACATTCTCACCCCTAGGCCCCGCGTGAACGTTAGGCTGCTTCTGAGCGATCATGTATCGGATCAAGAGCGCTCTCAGTGCACGATAGTGAGTGTACGGAAGTCGTGCTACATCCGCGACCGAATATCCGGGCCATTCATGTGCGATCCGACCGCACATGTCCTGGAAAGTCCAGGTCAGCCCTGTGCTTCCCCCATGACGTTCTCGTCGTCAGTCTCTTCGTCGTCTTCTCCCTCGTCGATGTCGGCGGGGTTGAAGTGCATGTCTCGGAGGAGTGAGATGAGTCGCTGCACGACGGTGAACGGGCCGTGGTAGAGCTTGTCTACACCGATCTTCGGCTCCTGAAGGGACTTGTCAAGCATGAGACGGAAGAGCGTGTCATCCGGGTCATCCTTGTCCTCTCGGGCAAGCTTGAGGATCTTCTCGTAGTCGGACGCCGTGAGTTCACGGAGGACATACTTGGTCCCACGGATGCTGACCGAACGGACCTGGAACTGGCCGTCGAGCGACTCGATGGCTGGGGCGGCTGGATGCTTAGGCATTCTTGAGAGTTACTCCCTCGATACGGATGGAACGGCGACCGTCGACTGCTGTGCCGAAAGAATCATGGTCTTGGGCGACGATGAACTCGTCCTTTCCAAGACGGACGGTGATGACCTTCTCGTAGTCCTCTTCCTCCCACATGTGGGGGTTGAAATACGAAAACACGGCGAACAGATCGTACAAGCCCGCTCCTGGGCCGTCGTCTGGTCGCCGCGTGAGATTCCAGGTCTTGAATGTGCCGACAAGCACACCCAGGCTGGAGATGCGGATTTCTCCGTCCTTACCGGAGATGTTTCGAAAGAAAGGCATTGGTCCCCGTAGGAGTGCAGCGCTTAGACGCTGCACATCCTACAGGGAACTTGCTTCACCTACTAGGTGAGTGAGCCCGTCTGGAACACGGTCCACTCGCCAGAAGCACGGAAGTTACCGCTCACGCGGATAGCATCGGTGTTCGAAGCGGTGATGCTCGTGTCGATGAGAGCAGGACCATGCGCGATGAGGACAGCGCTTGAGCCGTCGTCAGCGTACAGGTACAGAGGGATGTCATCGAGGCTGGTGTTGTTGACCATGAGGTCACCAGACACGTCGAGGAGTCCGTTGAAGGAGCCGCTGATGTCCTTGAGCCCAGCGAGGTACTCCTTGTTGGTGTCACCGAACGTTGTGACTTCGACATAGTCACGGGAGAGGTTCAGGTCCCACTGGGACTTGACCGCTACCTTCTGTCCGAAGCCCTTGAGCCCGTTGACGTAGATCGCTCCATTCTTTCCATGAAGCTTGAGGCCGTCGTTGGCAGCCATCTATCGTTCACCATCCTTACGAAGAGGTTTGGTTCGTCCAGATCTCGTACGAACCGCCGATTCGGTAGATCTTTCGCCCCTCTTCGTCGTCTTCGGACATCCGAATGTCCGATACACGATGGCAGATAAGGGAAGTATGTCCGCTCACGCTCAGTTGCACTCCATCGAGTACATCGCTCACGGACTGGTCGAGGTTACTGGCCTCGACCGAGTTTCTCGAAACGACGACCACATCCGCCAGCGCTACGTACATGCGGGATGTCCAGGTGTCTTCCTTGACTCCCGGTACGACCGCCGTCCACACGAGGTGGGGATATGGAACCGCTTCGGGGGCGAGCCCCTCATGCAAACCGCCTGTAAGTGCGGTCTTGAGGCCATTATCAGCACGTAGTGCGGCTACTACGGCTCGCCAGATGTTCTGAGAAGTCAGGTATGCCACTAGTACCCTCCGCTCGAGTACGCTTCTCCAAGGGTCACACTTGGTGCAGAAGGACCGGTCGGTACTTCTTCTCCACGATCAGAGAAGTCGATCGCCGTGTTCTTGTCTTCAGGTGCACCCCTCGAGTAATCGAAAGGCTTGTTGAGTTGAGAGGTACCCGTGAACGGTACCTTCCACTTCTTCGTGCCTACTCGACGCCTGACCTCTGCGACGAGGACCGACCTCGCCTCATATAGTGCTGGCCGCAGATATGGGAACGGCCTGTTGTGTCGCGTCCCGAACTCCATGTGACGCGCATATTCTGTCGGTGACTCGACGTAGATCCAGTACACGCCACCCTTGTGCGTGATCGGCGTGAGCCTGATCTCACCGCGAAGACGTCCACCGACTCGTCCCTGGAAGAGCGCACTCCTGATGCGGGTGGTCTTGCCAAGTGCGAACACTGGCGCACCGCCCATCTTCTCTCGTACGGCCTTCTTGACCTCGTACCTACCTCGAGAACTGATCTTGTTTCGACCGATGTCACGCTTGACTCGGTCAGTGCCACCCGGCGTCGAGCCGGAAGACGTTCGCGCATATCGCGCCCCACGACGCTGGACGAGGAGTTCGTCCGGTCGAGTCCCTTGCTTGCGCCACGCCTCTCCTGAGCGCATGAAGTTCCCGATGGAGCGAAAGTCCCCAGTGACCGTTCCAGCCTTGGACCTCATCACCGGGAAGAGTGATCCCCTCGTCCCACGAAATGACCCGGACCGACCCATGAACTTCGAACCACGACGGATGCCGCCAGACTGCTCTGCCATCATCCGCTCGCCCAAGAATGACTCCGATGAGTCCTTGGAGACATTCATGCGACGAGACTTCGCCTTGCTGGACATGAACGCCTGATACCTCTCTGGCGTTCGAATCGTCTTCCATGACCTGGAGAAACTCTGCCTGCGGCCCTTTTGGCGACCGTAGAGTTCTCGGACGGGAGCATGCTGCTTGGCACGCCCAAGCGTGAACTCCCCTGCATCCTGGAGCCCTACCAGCGCTCGTGATTCGATGATCTCGAGCGTCTTTGGGAGGTTGAAGAGTTGTGCGACCGTCGTCTTGGGTGCGGCAGGCATCTAGGCCACTCGCTTGAGGTACGCCTCTACCCACTCGTTCCACGTGTCTTCAGGGTTCGCCTCTGTGCAGACCCATTCGACGCCGTCGATGATGACGATGTCCCTGTGTTCGATATCCGTCCCGATTGGGACTCGCATGGTGAGGTCGTGGACCGCCACGCTTCGACCACCGTCGACATCGAATGACCGGCCCATGACGGAGATGATCCACGCCTTGGTGACCGTATCCTCGTACGATGGAGCGACCGTCAGATCGTCATCACCGAACGGGTTCCCTGAGTCGGCAGAGTATGTTCGTCCGACCTTACGGATCGTGACGGTCTTCGTCATCGCAGATTCTCCGATCTTGCGGATGGCGTTCATCTGCGAGTCGGTCAGCAGTTGTGTCATCGCACTGTCCAGAACTCGAGCCCGCGAAGGAGTTGCTTCGCTGAGTCTGGGAGGTCCATCGAGATGTTCGACGACTCAGCCCGTGGGCGTGGTCGCTCGATAGCGATGTCACCGACGCGCAGGCTCTGGACCCCGGTCATGCCCTTCTCGACGAGTTGCTTGTTCCCGATGAAGTCAGCGACCGACATCCCGACTGCCTGCGGGATCTCTGGGATGAGCGGATAGCCGTAGGATGCCTGGACCGTCGACCCTGCTGGAAGAGCTGCGCCGAAGACGACGATGCCTTCTTCCTTGTTCACCGTGAATCCTGTGGTTACGGCTACGCCGTTGACCTTGACGGTAACTGCCGATGCGTCCCAGAACTGGTTTTCTGCCCTCCATGTGAGTCCGTCCGTCTTGGACAAATACTCGTCGACAGTGGTGAATGAGTATCCGTAGGTGTAGTCGATCCTGGCGATCGGCTGGACCAGGCCGACGAGAGGCGTGTTGAATGCGCCCCAGATGCCGTATGACCAGTTCAGGCTCATGGTGAGGACCTGGATGTGGTCGTGGGCGACGAACAGGTCTTCCGGCGCGACGTCGATGTACTGGCTGTTGGTCACGTAGATCCGGAGTTGCTGCACGGACTTGAGCGGCTTCGCTCGCGTCCAGAAGCGGTACGTCGGACCCTCGTTGACGCCGTTGCCCTGATAGAAGTCATGCTCTTCTCCAACCATCGTCCCGCCACGGAAAGAGAAGCGCTGTGGAACCATCGGGACACCGAGGTACCGGTCGACACTGAGGGTAGCCCTCTGGATGATGGACCGCAGTTCGGCGTCGTCCTGGTCCTCCGTGCCGAAGCCCATCTCGCGATATCGCATGGGAGTCAGGTACGGAAGCATGGTTCTCCTAGGGTTGAGAAACCCTCCGGGGCCGGGTCAGCGACCCCGGAGGGAGACAAGACGTTGTCTAGGCTGTTAGACCTTGACGCGGATCTTGTTGTTGTACTTCGGTGCCTTGAGGGCGAGTCCCCACATCCCGAAGAAGATGAACAGGTGGGTGAGCTGACCTGAGACGCCCATCGGGATCTCAATGGTAGTCACACCCTCGCTGCCCAGCCACGGCAGACTCATGCTCGTCTCGTCGAGGAGGTACATGTCACGAACGGTGTTCGAGCTGTACTGGGTCGACGTGTACGAAGCGATGCTGTTGCCGGGGATCGGGTCGAAGCCGATGGCCCCGAACGGGGTCATCACGCCGATAGCCTCAGTGCCAGGAACGATGCCGGCTGAAGGGCCGACCCATCGCTGCTTGGCTTCCTGCTGCTGGCTGTACGTCTCGACGTCGAGAGGGTTCGCGTAGATCATGCGAGGACGGCCAGGGCCGTAGTTCATGATGTCCACGCTAGCGTTGGCCACGGCACGGCGGATAGAACCGGTCGTGTCAGGGCTGGTCGCAGGGTCGACGTTCTTGACGAACGAGTCACCAGTGTTCAGGAGGGCGCGAAGGCCCGTGAAACCGTTGGCGTCGTAGAGGCCGAGTTCGTTGTTGGCGGTACCACCAGAGTCGGTGCTGTGGCCACCAAAGATGGTGTCCTGCATCTTCTTCTGGATGGAACGAAGGCCACCGCGAAGCTCGAGGTTCTCGGGGTTGAACCCGCTACCGGACTGAAGAGCAGCGAACTGGTTCTTCAGAGACACACCACGTCGAGTCGCCACGATCGCGATGTTCGTGGTCTGGCGCTGGTACGTGCTGTTGTCGTCCGTCACGGTTCCGAGTTCACCCATGAACTGGGCAGAACCGAAGGTCAACTGCTGCTGGTAGGTGTGAACCAGACCATTAGCGGGCTCCTTCGGGAACCGTGCGAAAGCGGGGAACTCTCGAATGAAGAGTTCGTAGAGGACAGGCTCCAAGTCCTGCCGGATGAGGGCAGATCCACCGCTCGTGTCGAGCAGCTTCTGGACTTCGGGGCTGAACTCCTGGTCGTACGCCTTGTCAAAGGCGGCTGATCGCGTCTCGCCACCAGCAGCCAACCATGCCTGAAGGGGGATACCCGTTGGCTTGTTGGCCTGGATAGCGAACGCCATCATGAGCTCGGCATCATCCATGCCCTTGAGCTCCTTGCGGATGGCCATCATCTCAGCAGGCCCCATGATGGTGCGCTGAGTCTGAGGAGCCACTGCCTGCTGGGCGATACCGGCGGGAGCCGGGTCGACCTTCAGGGCCTTCTCCGCTTCGAGTTCAAGTGCTGGAGCGCCGTTCAGAGCGTCAAGGTCACCCCGGATCGACTCCAGGAGGCCCTTGATCTCAGCAAGGTCACTCATTGTGGTTGTTCTCCATCATCTTGACGATATCTGGTCCGTAGATCCGCTCGATGTTCTCGAGACGGTTCAAGCCCGCACGGAATGCGGTCTTTCGTCCCAGTGGTGTGTTCTTGATCTGGTTGACAGCAGCGCCAACCTCGACGAGGGCTTCGTACACGATCTTGTACGCCTCGTCACGCTCCCGCTCGGCTTCTGCCTGCGCCTTCTTGGCAGCCGCACGCTCTACGCGTGCAGTGGTGATCTCCTTGACCACAGTGGCCAGGTCACCGACAGACTCGGTCAGGTAGCTCATGAGCTCTGCCTCGTCATCTGCTTCGAAGGACTCAGTCACAGAGTCGCTTTCAAGGGGCGTGTCTCCCGCTTCCGGGTCGGTAGCGTCAGCCACCTCCGGGTCAGGTGCGCTATCAACAGCGTCTGACGGAGAACTTGCTTCTGTAACGTCCTGCACATCAGCAGGAGCGTCTTCCTTCCGACGACGTGGGGTGCTGCACTTGTCCTCAGACGAGTGGCGTTCGCCACAGTCAGGACAAATCTCATCCTCGTCTCCGTCCTCACTGAGGACGATGTCCTCGAGGTCGCGATCGTCGGCTGGTGGAGCATCCTCGACCTCCTCTGGGATCAGAGCGTTCGTCACGTCGATGAACTCGACTGCTCGGGCGATCCACGAACGTGGGTTCGCTGGGATGCCTACGATGCTCGTTTCGAGGAGTTGGATGCGCTTGATGGTCTTGGCACCGGTCTTCCGGTCGACTTCGAACTCCCCGTTGGGGATGTTCGCGCCGATGCTGAAGCCAAGCTTGGTGCCCTTCTTGATCGCTTCCCAAGTCTCGATAGCCTTGGGATTCGCGGTGTTCACGACCATGTCGATGTCGAAGTCCCAGACGGAGTTACCGTCCTTGTCTTCGCCACGCTTCACGATCCTGCCCCCGGTGGCAGTCCCCATCACGTCCTCTGGGACGCTGTAGGAGTGGTTACGGAAGATGGTCATTCCTACGACCTGGTTCTCCATGTCCTTCAGGCCGTTACGGAGGATCTTATCTCCGTGAAGGTCTTCGACCGTCGAAGAGGCGACTCCGGAGAGCGTCATCGGCTCGCCGTCGCCTCCACCGGCCTTAAGGACACCGGAGAACATGTTGAACTTGGCAACCGGGTCAGTCATGCCCCCGATGTCAGTCATCTGATGTTTGCTCCTGTCGCTTGTCGTTCGCAAGGGCTGTGATGAACTTATCGAAACGTTCGGCGGCGACGTCCCAGGAGAAACTCCTGCGGACATGTTCGACTCCTGCTTCGCCCAGCGAACGCCTAGCCCCGGCACTCTCGTAGAGGTATTCGAGCGCGTTGGTGAACGCGTCGATGTCCGCGAGCCAGATGTCCTCACCAGAAGGCACGGTGATAAGACGCTGTGGTTCCAGAAGTACTGCACCCGGCCCCACTACTTCGGGGATGGCGGATACGTTCTGTGCGATGACAGGCACGGCACATGCTGCCGCCTCTGCCAGCGTGAGTCCGAAGCCTTCCCCACGTGACGTGGAGATGAAGACGTCGGCTGCGTTGTACAACGCGTTCAGGTTCTCCTGCGGCCATCCGGTGTAGGTATCGAAATCGTCTGGTGTGTGCCAGCGCTCTCGTGCGATATCCGGGTAGCGTGCGAAGAGTGTCTCGAGGTTGGCACCTGAGAGTCCACCGCTCTTCTCCGTGTGGAGATGAACGTGTACGTCCGAGTGCCGCTTCATGAACGGCTGCAACGCCTGGATGGTCGCCGGGAAGTCCTTGCGACCGCTGTTCTTGTCGACCCGCAGTACCAAGAACGAGTCCTTGGGGAACCCGAAGGCTTCCTTGCACTCCTTCTTTGTCCTCAGTACCTCTCCGTTCGAAACGGTGATAGGTCGCTCATTTACCGGCCAGAACTGGTCGGTGTCGACGCCGTGGTAGACGACCTTCGACTTCGGGTAGGACTCCTGCCCCCAGTGTGTGAACGACACCATGTTGGTGACCTCTTGGAGCGTCTTCCACTCCTGGGGGAGGTTGGTACCGTCACACGGTACGTATGTGATGTTCGGGATCCAGTTGAGAAGCCCGTTGTATGGATCCCACGGGTTCTTGTACAGGTACTGGAGCAGGATGTGCGGGTCGTTGTAGAGGACATTCACATCCGGTTCGACCTTCAGGATGATCTCGATCATGCGAGTCA